AGCAGCAGTTGCCAACGCAATCACAAACAACTCCTACTTTGGAGAGATTGCAAATCAAGGTGATGTTGTACGCATCCAAAAAGAGCCTGATGTAACAGTCAACGCTCTTGAGCGTAAAACAGCAATTACTGTACAAGACCTAGATGACAGTGACTTCCAGTTAACCATTGACAAAGCTAACTACTTTGCTTTCAAAATGGATGACATTGAAGACCAGTTCTCACACGTTGATTTTGTCAGCATGGCTGCAGATAGAGCAGCATACAAAATGGCTGACGCAATGGACGCAGACTTGTTGTCATACATGTCAGGTCACACAGCAGCAGGTGTAAAAATCTCAACTGTTTCTGGTACAGCGCAGCACCCAACATCAGGTGAACTAACTGGTGAATTTTTATCAGCCAATCACCTAGATATGTCTGACATTGGACACATCACAACTTCAGCATCAGCTTCTACAACTGGTGACTCTATTCCATTGACATCACGTCTTCCAGGCGCAACAGCGTTGTCAACTTCTACAACTTCACCTATGACTGTTGTAGCTCGTATGGCTCGTACAATGGATACAGCAAACGTTGACTCACGTGGACGTTGGTTGGTAGTTGACCCTGTGTTCATGGAAATCTTGAAAGATGAAGATTCACGTCTTCTAAACGCTGACTTCGGCGGTTCAGGACTTCAGAACGGTCTAGTTCTTAACAACTTACACGGCTTCCGAGTCTATGTATCTAACAACCTACCTGCTGCAGGTACAGGTCCAGGTACATCAGGTTCAACTGCACAAGATGACAACTACGGTGTTATCCTTGCAGGTCAAGAAGACGCTGTTGCTTCTGCAGAGCAGATCAACAAAGTTGAAAACTACCGTGACCCTGATTCATTCGCAGACATTGTACGTGGTATGCACCTTTACGGACGTAAGATTTTACGCCCACAAGCATTGGTATCAGCACGATACAACGCTGCTTAATCATAAAATAAACTTAGAGGCTGGCTTATGCTGGCCTCTTTGTACATCTTAACCTAGATAAGGACATTTCCAAATGGCAATCACAACGGCAATGTGCAGCAGCTTCAAGCAAGAGCTTCTTGGAGGTGTTCACGACTTAGACACAGACACATTAAACATAGCTCTAATTAAACAGTCACCTACTGGAACGTATGGTACAGCTACTACAAACTACTCTGATGTTACAGGTAATTCAGATGAAGCAAGTGGTACAAACTATACAGCAGGTGGACAAGCATTAGGCAATGCATCTATCACATTAACAGGAACTACAGCTTTTGTTGATTTTGATGATGAAGTATTTAGTAATTTGACCATCTCTGCAGATGGTTGTATTATTTATAATGCCTCTCAAGGTAACAAAGCTATTGCAGTATTTGATTTTGGTTCTACTGTATCCTCGACTGCAGGTGACTTTACTGTTGTTTTCCCAACAGGTGATGCGTCAAATGCAGTTATTCGCATAGCATAATAAGGTAAGATACAATGGCATTAGTTATAAAAGACCGTATTAAAGAGTTGACCACTACTACAGGTACTGGTGCAATATCTTTAGCAGGAGCTTCTGCAAGCTTCGATACATTTTCATCTGTGATGAGTGACGGTGACACTACTTACTATGCCATTGTACACGCCACAACAGGAACAGATGAGTGGGAAGTTGGACTAGGTACTTATAATAGTTCTGGAAATACTATAACACGTACTACAGTTTATAGTGGTTCTAATGGAACAAGTGCTGTAGACTTTGGCACAGGTCAAAAAAATGTTTTCATAACAATACCTTCTAGTAGAACTGTCAATACAGACGCTAGTGGAAATACTACATTAGCAAATTTAAGTACTACTGGCGAAATTGATGTAGCTACACATATAGACTTAGCAGTACAATCAGCACATGCAACCCACAACGAAGGACTTGTCTGGTACGATAGCATACATAAAACCCTTAATTATTATTCTGATGACGCAAATGTTGTTCATGAAATTGGTATAGAAGAACACCAAAGAGTTTATAACAACACTGGTTCTACTATTGCCAAAGGTAAACCTTTATACTTTTCAGGTAACTACACAGCAGGTGCTATTGATGTTCCT